GGCCGCCGTCGCGATTGTGGAACACGAACCGCACGAACCCCTGATAGCCCATGTGCTCAGTCGGTGCGCCGGCCGTGCGCATCAGACGGGTCACGTTCTCCAGCGGGTCGATCTCCTGGTGGTTGACGATCGCCGTTTCGTGATTCCCGTCGCCCATCATCAGGATCCTGTGCTGCCACGGTTTCAGCCACCCGGCTGATTCCTCAAACACCAGATCGAAGTAATTGCCGCCTAAGTGCTCCGGTCTGATGTCACCCTTGCCGCCGCGACGGTCCTTTTTGCCCTGCATCAGGCACAGCACGTCGCCGAAGAACAGGGCGTGGCCGTTGCGATCCTGCATCTCATTGAGATGCCTGGCGAACAGCGCCCGGTCGCACTTCGGGTTGTCTAGGTGGATGTCTGAGGCCAGCAGGAAGGTCGCCGTGTCGGTGGTGACCTCATAGGGAATCCGTATCTCCAGCAGCTGAGGCGAGAGCCTGGTGGCGGTGATCGTCACGGCTCAAGGGCTGGGGATACTTCAGTGTGCGGACTACTACCAACCCACCCATCAATCCGCGCCGCACGCTCTACGCAGTGCCAGTCCTGGGCCTCAAACCACTCCCGCCAGTCCGTCGAAGACTTGGCCCCGTTGCACCGGCGGCAGGCTGGCACCAGGTTCTCAGCCACCGTCAGCCCGCCCCGGGAGCGCGGCAGCACGTGGTCAAGGGTGTCCGCCGGGTCGGTGCAATACGCGCACTGGCTAGCCCAGGCCTCGAAGATCCGGCGGCGGAATCGGGCCTTGGTGATTTTCTTGGGCTGGAGCTCGGTCTGGTTGATCTCGTGACCGAAGGGCATCAGCGCTCAGCGATGACTGCCCATCCCGTGTTTGCGCCTTCCACCATCCACCGTGGGCCGAAGTTCCGCCGGCTGTACCTGGCGAACCGGGCCACGCCTCCCAGGGTGGCGCCGCTCACCAGATCGGCCTCACCGAACGGGTCGTGCACGACCAGGTGATCCTTCGTGTAGCCCACCACGATCAGCCAGTGGCCACCGCCGGAGGGTGCCGACACCGGGCCGCGGTGCAGGAACCCGACCGGCACGGGCACGCCGCGGTTGATCTGCTGCTCCAGATCGGCGAACCCGGCCACCTTGTTGAACTTCGCCCGGATCCCGAAGCTCGACAGCGCCCGAATCTGCGCGGTCGGGTCGGTGGTGTCGCCGTACTGCTGGACCCGCTTCAGATACTGATCGTCGCCATTGGCGCCCTTGAGGGTCTCGGGCTTGAGGTACTGCAGCAGCATGGCGCAGCTGGAGCTGAAACACATCCGCGCCGCCTGGGCCCGGTCGGCGCTGTCCATCTGCGCGTACCAGGGCACCTGCAGCGGGTTGCCGTGGCCGCCCTGCTGCTGCAGCTCCACCACCGGCCGCCCCGCCTGCGAGATTGCCGCCACTGCTCGGGCGAAGTAGGCCTCCCGATCCGCCAAGCCGTTGGCGGGGTCGCGGCCGTTGACTTTTGCCGAAACCTGCCGGCAGCTGGCGCCCTGATCCACGAACGCATTGATCGCGTTCAGGTGCCACCAGAACCCGGCGCTGGTGAAGGGATACCGGATCGACACGTAGGACGCCCCGTCCATCACGTCTGGGTCTTTGATGTAGTCGGCGAAGCGCTGGTAGTTGTAGCGGCCCGTGAGCTGAATCGCCCCGGCGCCTCTGAACCGGCGACCGTCACCGGTGCGGGTGTTCCCCAGGTCCTGCCGGCCTTCGTAGGCGTCGCCGCTGGCGAGCTCCAGCATCCACCGCAGGCCGCCGGATTCGTGGCCGACCTGGGCCAGGAAGTGCCGGATCCTCGCCGGGGTGTTGATCGCGAATCTCCGCAGGCAGGAGTTGAGATCCGCCAGCTGCGACGCGCTGGGCGATCTGGTGAACACCGCCGCGGCCTGGGCCATTGTCACCAGCTCGGCGGGCGGTGCCGGCGCTGCAGGGCTGCCCTGTGCCCGCCAGCCGTCCGTGAACTCCTGCAGAATGTCCGGGTGATCCCTCAGGCGTTCATCCAGTCGGCCCAGGGCAGCCAGCTGGTGAGGGGTGATGGTACCGGCGCGGGCGAGATGCTCGGCGGCGCCGCGAACGGTGGCGAAAGTCATTTCAGATCGGGCAGGCGGTCGCCAGTGGCGTGATCGGCGCGGCGGTAGAGCCGGCGCCAGGTGGGCTTGACGACCAGCTCTGCAAAGCCGGTGGTGAGGGTCCACATCGCCAGCCCCAGCAGCAGGTCAGCGTTCGGGTGCAGCGTCATGCGTCGGGGTCGGTGGGTCGGCTGGATTCGCGGCGGTGGAGGGCCGGGTTCTTGGTCCAGTACCCCACGACCCCGCCCGCAGCCGCGCCCAGGGCTAGGTCGGAGGCGCGGGTGATCATGCTGTGGCCGGTCATCCAGCAGCTGTCCAGATCCTTGCCAGCCACACGGCAATCGATGATGTAGCCGACGCCGCCGACGATCGCCAGGCCGGCTGTCACGGCCCCCAGCCACGCAGGTGCCTGGCGGGTCATGCCGGGTTTCATTTTCCCGCCTCCGACCGTCGCTCTACGTCCCTGAGCCGCTCTTCGTGGTCTCTGAGCATCTCCTGAATCCCCCCAAGGATGGTGGTGGTTCGGGCCTCGAATCTGCCCAGGCCGTTGGCGATCTTCCAGAGGGCTGTGACTCCTGCGCCGCAGAGGCCGAGAGCGGCAACAACGAACTCGGGTCCCACTGGTGCTGCGGTTGTATCTGTGGTCAGTCTGCGGACCCCGCCCTAGATCACCTGCAGTAGCTGCACCGTCACGTCGAACAGCAGGCCGCTGCGGTGGGTTTCCGCAGGCTCAGCGGCATAGACCCAGGCCGTGCCAAGCGGCACGATGTTCGCCGGGTCGCTGTGGCCTGCCCAGATCACGTTCGGCAGCAGGAATGAACGGGCGCCACCGTGCTGCCCCCGGTAGTGGTTGCGGATCTCCTGGGCCTGGTCCTGGCCAATCGTTTCGTAGACCAGCTCCAGGTTGACGCCGTAGCGCGTATCGCCATGCAGGAACCGCACCGAGCCGCCGCCGAAGCCCGTCTCGGTGGTGACGGGGAACAGGCCGAAGCCGTAGCGGCGCTTGGAGGGTCGAACCGCCGGGAAGCTGGCCATCAGTTCTGCAGGGTAATCACGCTGCTGCCGACGCTGAAGGTGGTGTTACTGGTGGTGACGTTCCCTCCGAAGTCGTTGTAGAACACCAGCAGATCATTGGCCGCGGTGCCCGTGGACTTGTAGACCACGGCGCCAGCAGCGGTGATCGTTGAGCTGGCCCAAGATTCGGCGGCGAACGTCAGCGTGGTGCGGTCGTTCGCGTTGTCGCGGGCCACGGTGCAGGTCACGGTCTTGCCGCCAGCGGTGTATCCGCCCGATGCCGCCACCTCGTTGGTCACGTCGGCCCGGTCGGCGTGCGTGTCTTTGTTCGGGGTGTAGCTGCTGGTCACCAGCATCATCTTGAAGGTGTTGGTGTCCAGGTCGATGTTGCCCCGGGCCAGGTCTTCGTGGAACGAGTTGTAGATCAGGCTGGCCATGGTGGTCTGGGGTTTGGGGTCAGGCTAGGGATCAGGAATCAGGGAACGGCGCAGTCGGTGGAGTGAAGTTGGCGGTGTAGCGGGCGACGCCTTTGGTGATGCGCACTTCGTCGATGTAGCCAACAAAATACCTAGGCGACACACTGGAATCTCCTAGCCTGATTTTGGATAGCGTCAAAGTGGAGCTATCAGTCTTGGTGCCTAAGCCTACTCCGTTTTTGTAAAGCGTGCTAACGCCTGAACTTCTAACCAGGGCAATATGGTTCCATTCATTCAAATCAAAAGAAAGACCGGTAGCGAATAGAGCGCCACCGTTTAGCTGCACTCCTGGGGCAAATGAGCTTGCCCTAATAAGCAAATTGCTTTCGTTGTTTGCTGATAGAACTGTATCAAGCTGAGTGCCGCCCATGCCTGTCCTAAAAACCCAAAACTCAATTGTAAAATCTCCGTCGAAAGTAAATGCACTATTGCTCGGTGTAATAATTGCGCCACCGCTAACGAAATTGCCTGATGACCCGCCAAACTTCGACTGCGCTGTCGATACCGTCACCGTGCCGCTTTCGATTGACATCGAAAACGCATTTGAACTGCTGTCTGTAAACGTCGTCGAGCCGTTGCTGCCATCCATGTGCAGCAGCAGCGAGACGTTAGCGAAGTTGGGATCTGTCGAGGATGTCCCGCCATCTGCTGCTCCAGCTACCAGGCTCAGGCTGATAGTTTCGTTAATTCCAAGCGCTCCAGTATTTGCGGATCCTCCTATGGCAAATCCTAAATACAAGGCTCTACTGATTCCATCAATCTCAACATCACCGAACACCTCGCCAGGCTCTAGCGACAGCGCAATGGTTTTATTGATGCCGTTCAACGCAACAAACGCCGCGCCTCCGGCCACGGACAGCGTAATCGCTTCGCTGATCCCGGGCGCATACTCGCCACTATTAGCAGCGCCAGCGCTCAGCCGCAGCCGCAGGAACAGGTCGGCGCCAACCACGCTGGCGGCAACAGGCGGTACGGTCTCAAGCGTCAGGCTGACGTTGTGGCCACCGCAGGGGAGATCCTCAACTGAGCCTGGCCCCGCGTACCGCCAGATGTAGTTGCCTGGCACGTAGTCGGTGATGCTGCCGTAGCTCACCACCTCAGTCGGCAGTGCGAACGACCTGAACTCGCCGCGCCGGCCGTTGTAGTGGTTCCAGATGTCCAGCATCTGCGCCTGTGTTAGGCCCAGGAATGTCAGCCGCAGTTGTGCCGACAGAAAAACATTGCTGTGCCTGACGCGATTCTGCGCGCCGCTGAATCCGCTGAATGCCGTGGCAGGATACTCGCCAGGGGTGAAGGTGCGAGAGCTTGGGATTAAGGCGGGGAAGGTGGTCATGACCCGCCAGACCCCGACCACTGCGCCAATACTTCATTCCGATCGTTTGAAAACTCCCATCCGCCTGAATGGGTAAATGTTGTAATGATTGGCGGTTGATTTGTTACTCCTGCAATTACCCTAGCGTCAAGCGGTAGTCCGCTTTGGCTTTTGAATTCAATCAGTGAGCCACCAATGGCAAAGCCTTCTAGCGCTCCTATCGTTCCACTTGCCCACCAAAGAAGAAATCCCCCAAGCCCTGGTGTTACTCCAGTACCGAAAAGAGCGCCGCCAGGGTCGCTTGTCGGGAACCATCCAGTCTCACCAGTCTCGTCAATGTATCTGTAATAAGTATATTGAGTCGGATCAAACGGCGGCTCTGGCTCAGAATCAGCCAGCAAGCACGGATCAGTGATATATGTCTCGCCATCATTTTCATATTCAAAGGAGACGAATCGGTAGTTCCAGTCATTGGCGCCCAGCACATTGGAGCCAATCTCATCAGGCGGGAAGGCCGGAATGGAGAATCCTGATCTCGGCACACGCACCGCCGATCCAGGCACCACGTTGCCGTCTAGGTCTAGGTTGCCAATGATTGCAACGGTCGGGGTGTCTTCGGGCACGCCCTGCGGCGGCTGTCCCTCAAAGGAGTTTTGTTGCGGTGCTGGGCAGGCAAGCACCACGTTTGGTCGGAGATCTAGTGCGTCGCCTGGGTTGGGATCGGGTTCAGGGAGCCCGCCGCCGCCGCCACCGCCGCCGCCGCCGCCGCCGCCGCCGCCGCCGCCGCCGCCACCGCCGCCATCAATCGGCACCTCAGGATCAATCGGCGTAATCTCCCCGCCCGGGTCAGGATCGGGAATCGTCCAATCATCGTCAGGGATCTCGTCGTCATCCTCTGGCGAGTTCAAATCACAACCCAGTCCCGTCAGGTTGCAGTCGTACAGATACCCCGTGCCCTGCGCGTTCACCACGTCCAGGGCGATCAGGCTGCGCAGCTGGGAATCGACTGGCATATGGCTGAGCTCATAGCCCACGTCGCCGGCCAGGGTCTTGGTGATCCGCTCCACCTGGTAGATGTAGTCATGGAACACAGAGCCACCGTTGAACGGATCCCGCGCCAGCCGGACCCGCACGATGCTGCCCTGCTGGAGCAGGGTGTTGTGCGCCTGCGGCCGCACCTTGAATCGGATCGTGTGGGTGCTGCGCACACGCTTGGAGAGGATGTAGGCGCCGACCTTTACGGCGTGATCTTCGCGGGTGCAGAACGCGCTCAGGTCGTGCGATTCGTAGGGGCCGCTCTCTGCTGTGCCTTGGTACCGCACCTCTGCGGTGCGCATCATCCCCAGGCAGTCCTCAAACTCCTGGCGCCAGATCATCTGCGCCACGAATGGCTGGCTGCTGCTCCAATCGCTGTAGCGAATATCGACGGAGCCAGGGACCACCAAGTCGTCGTTGAACACGTACTCCACGGTGAGCGCCGTAGTTTTGATCGTGCCGTCGCTGTTCACCGGCAGCAGCGGTTTCAGGCCCTGCCGCCCGTTCGCCGTCGCTGGCCTGAGTAGGTGGTAGCGGCCCCACCGGCTGAGCAGGTCGCTGTAGTTGATCGACTCCCTGATCCAGCAGTTGGTGGTGATGTCGTTGGCGTCGAGAAACCGGCTGGCGTCGGTGATCGAATCGGTGTCGATCAGCGGCAGCGGGATCCGGGCCGACTTGTCCATCAGCCAGTACGCCAGATCAGCGAACGAATCGCTCGGCGCTGCGGCCTGGTTGTCGAGCCAGCGTTTCACGTCCATGCCCTCCCGCACGAACACATGAACCTGGCGGTTCCACACGTCGAATCCATCAGGGATCGTGACTTCAAAGGAGAGCGTGCTGATCCCCCGGTAGCGGCCGACCGAGCCGCAGTGGTAGGTAGCCTCGGGCTTGTCAAATCCCTCCCGCAGCTGGATCACGTTGGCCGGCTCCCAGCTCCCGGCGCGGCGGTCGTAGGTCTGCGCGGCGCTGCCCACCCGGCACTGGCGTTGGAAGATGTCTCGCACCTGGAGCTGGCCAATCTGGCCTTCGCTCAGGACCAGGTGGTAGTAGGCCGTGACCGCGTTGTTTGTGTCGTTCTCGAACCGGCATTCAGTGGCCTTCGGTGAAATGAACACCCCGCCTGTGCCGTTCCGCCTGCGGCCGAACACGATCGGCACCGGATCGCCGATCACGTGCGCAGCCTGCTGCACATCGAGAGGGTTGTTGCCCTCTGCGCCGCTCTGCTCCGATGGCGTCGGGGTCTGGCCGGCCTGGATCGCCAGCAGGGCCAGGGGGTCGGTGCCGCGGATGAATGAGCTCATAACCGGCACCCCACGCCCATGAGCGCTGTCGTCAGTGTGCGGGGCGGCACTGTTGCGCCGACCGGGGCCAGTGCGCTGCCGAGCTCCAGGGTGAACGAGGTGACCGTGGCGGCAGCGCCTACCACCTGGCCGTTGAACTGGGCCACGAGCTCCTGGCCTGCCACTGGGCCAGCAGCTGCGGCGAAATCATCGAACTGGTAGACCTGCAGCTCAGCGACCCAGCCTGCCGCCCGCGCCCGCTCGCACGCCACCACGGCCCGGGGTGTAGCGGGGAGCCGGACGCTGATCGCCTGCTCCGTGCCGCTGTCGCCCTCCACGAAACCGTCAGCGATCAACGCCACGTAATCCCACTGCGCTGAGCTCCAGGTCACCTGCGTGGCCCAGTAGGACTGCCAGCGCTCACGCACGATTCCCGATGCGTCGGTGAGCTTGAGGAACTGCGCCTGTGCCCTGGCCATCGCTCAGCTCCACCCCAGCGCGGTGCGCGCCTGTGGTGTGCGCAGGGTGCCCACCACCTGCTCAGCGACCTGCTGCAGGCCCCGTTCGAAATCATCCATCGAGACCCAGCGGGAGCCGTCCTGCTGCTGCATCACCGGGCCCGTGGTGACGTTGATCTGTGGGGATGCAGAACCGGATTCGGAGCGGCT